GCTCCAGCTGCATCTTCTTGTAGCTCTGCGCCTGTGCGAGTCGGTTTTTTGCATCCTGGAGCTGCTCCAGGTACTCTACCTGATCGGCCGCGTTGCCAGCCTGAGAGGCCTGCAACAGTTTCATCTTGGCGTACTCTACGCGCGTGGCCTCGTCTTCGATGGCCTTATCTAACTGAGCAAACTGATAAGACGCCGCTGTGTTCTCTACCGCAGCAAGTCTTCGAGCAAGCTCCTCATTTTTACGCTCAAGCGCGCTGATTTTGTGCTTTGCGGAGGCTTCGCGCTGTTTTGCAAGTTCTTTCTTAAGCCTACGCTCTTCGCGACGAGCCTCGCGAATTCGTTGCCGATCTTCGTCGGTCTCATCATCCTCGTCGGCGTCGCTATCAACGTCTTCCGATCCGTCTTCTCCAGCGCCACCAGAGGCTTCAGCGTCAGCGTCGGAAACCTTCTCCTCGTCTTTCTTATCTTCAACGAAGGGATCCTCTTCCATCTCCACGGCCGCTACAATGCTGCCGTCTTCCAGTTCCTTGACCGGAATGTTCTTCTCTTCTGCCATTTAAACTTTCTCCAAAGTTAATCAACAAAGGCTTTCATGCGCTGTGCATGTTCAAAGCTGCGGATTCGGCTGATGATTTCGCGGGCCTGGATCGTGATAAATATCACGGGGGCCCCCTCATCGTCGGGGCTAACCACAAAGCGATCGCCGCCGTACTTAATCGTCCGCACCAGGTCGCCAACCTTACACCAGGGGCCCTCGGGCCACGGCTCCAGCGTATCTGGGCTCATATATGCCAGCGGTCCGATCTGGATAACCTTGGCAACGGTTTCGTTGTACCGTAATGTTGCCTTGGTCTCGTCGACCAGAATAATTCCGCCCTTGCTTGTGGTCTTCTCCCGGCGCAGTTGAACCAGCACTCGGTCTCCGGCCACGTCAATGCCTGGGTCAATGTCGGGAAAACATTCTTTTTCCGTTCTAAGGTCAGGCTCGTGTTTGTGTGAAACGTCAATCGCCATTCGGCAAGCTCCTTCTAGGCTATTCAGCCTCGTCATCCTCCGTGAGGATCTCGTCTATCAACAACAGGGCCCTAGAGAGCCCTTCTCCTTTGCCCACAAGTCTTTGGTATTGCTCAAAGTTGTGAACATTCGTGCCAGACGCCAGCGTGGCGTCTAGTATCATCTTTTCTTCTTTGACTCGGCGAATTACCTCGCCAACAATATCTTGCATAAAACAACGTATGCAAGACTAGAGAAAATACCGCCCTAGTACAGCGATCCGCTCGTGCCGCGAAGGTTGTTCTCCGGGCCAATCTTGGCCGCGTTTCTCATCTTGGCCTGTGCCGCGCCTTTTTTCCAATTGTTATCGCGGTGGCTGCCCGAAGGGCCCGGGTCAATGTTGCCGCCGTTACCGCCGCCATAGCCCGGCTTGCCGGTCTCTTGATAGGTCTGGCGGAAGCCTTTAAGTTGTTGCTCTGTTGCCATTAAATTGCTCCTTGTGGTGGTTGCTGTTGTTGTGCGTCGATTGCGGCCTGTACCGCCGCAGCCTGCTGCCGAAAGGCTTCCTGCTCTACCGCGATGCCGTGCTTCCTGATATCTGCGTCTGCCGTGTTGATTGCATCGATGGCCGACATGACCTGCTCGTGCTCGAGCTGGCGCTGCATTCCGTCTAGCTGGGCGCCCTGCTGCATCGCTGCAATTCTCTCGCGCGACGCGTTGTTGATGTTTGCCGTCGCGATGTTGGTCGCGTTTTTCTGGCTGTCGATCTGGCTCTGCGTCTTGTACTTGGTCATTAACTCCGCGACCTGCTGCTCCAGCTCCGCCACCTTGAGTTGGTAGTTTTGCTGGTCGCGCTGGTTTTCCAGCTGCAGACGCTGCACGGCCTCTTGCGATTTGCGCTGCGTCTCCGCCATTTGCGTCTTCATCAACACGTTTGCCGTGGGGTCCATCGCCGCCATCTGCTCCATGGCCGCCTGTTTTGCCTGCTGCACCTTTTGCACCAGGCCCATAATTGCCGGCTGGGCGCCCTGGAATGTCATCGCGGCGTCTTGTGACACCATCTCCGCCGCCAGGGCGAGAGCCTTCTGATCCTCCAACGACAGCGGCTTTTCTTCGTGTAGTCGGAGAACATCTTCTCCTCCCGCGGCCTCTGCGATGTACCCGCGCATGGACTGCAGGTAGTGCAGCGTTAAATGCTGCTTGATATGCTCCAGTGCCAGCGGGGCAAACTGGGGCCCGATAAGGGGGCTGCCACCATAGTTGGGGTCCTGAGCATACGCCAAGTGAACCTTGATGTGCGCCAAATGGTCCTGATCCGGGTAAGCCGCCGCGGGGCGGCCCATGGACATTGCTACGTTCTCCAGCGCCGGGTTGGCCTCTTTAATTCCATCCGGATCGGGCAATATCTCACTAATTGCAGGCACTTTTAGCTGCTTCAGAACGCGCCGGTGCGCAGCGCGAAGGTCGTACAACTGCGGCGCAGAGTTAGCCATCTGCAAAATGGCCTGCGCCTGTGCCAGTCGCTGAGTCTCCGAAAAAATGTTCGGGTCAGAGACCGGCCTGATGTCGTTGTTTGATGCAAAGTCGCGCACCTCAATCTCGGTGCCCGACTGGTTGTCCATATCTTCGAGGTACCAATGGTTGATACGCGATAGGATCTTGAATGACTTGGCCTGTGAGCGATGCAGACGGGCGTGGATGCTTGAGAACACCTTCGCGCCCTGCTCAATGAGTGCCTGGGTGGTGCCCACCGGCGTATTGGCGTTTGCGTCACCGATTTTTTCCTCGGCTGTTGTCACCACGCCCTTTGCGGCGGTGGTTAGCCAACCGAGGAGATTGTATAAAACACTCGAGGGTTGGTTGAACGGCAACGGCATAGCCAATTTGCGGACGTCGTCCACGCCGGGGGCGCCTTCTATCTCTAGAACCTGCGTCGGCTCAATCCTGTCACTCTGTCCAGAGATGCGGCCGCCTTTAAGCTTAAGCATCGTCTGGCTGTTGTTAATGTGCGCTGAATCCAAAAGAGCCCGAAGAGCGCCAGTAAGGGCGGCAGACAGACCACCAATAAGATGAGGAAGCCCAATGGCGTACGCACCACGCCATGGAATAAACTTGAACTCCACCATCCAATCAAGCTTCGTAAAGAGATCATCCCCGGACTCCCAGTTGCGGTACAACGACAGAACCTTGCTGGAGCTGTCGTCGATGGTCATAATGTACGGGGCTCGCCGTCCTTGTGTCAGCGGATCATCTTCCAACCGTAAGAAGCACGTAATCTCGTACACGCGACGAACGCCGTCGACGTTCTTTTGCGGTGTATTTTTGCCCTCGATCTTGTCGTTGGCCTTTTGCGAGCGTGTCTGCTCGTCCAGCTCAATGGCAGAGACCGTGATGATGTTAATGTCGCGGTACAGCCCAGATTCGATGCGTTGCTTAAACGCATCTTCCGTAATGTCCTGCTGCTCCGTAACCCGCGGCGATGTGTAAAAATTTGTCGTCGAGTACGGCAGGAAAATATTGTCAATCGGGATCCACTCACACACCGGACGGAGCTGCTCCTGGTCCCATCGCCATTTAAAGTACTGCGAGCCACCAAGGGGCAGCTGTGTTAGGATTTGCTCCATCTCATCGCGGTACTCCTCAACCTGCTCCGTGAGCTGCCAGTTAAGGAACTGCGACTTACGCTCGGCTACCTCAACACGCGTGCGGTCGGCCTCTCCTTTTATTTCCGACTTAACAATGCCGTCAGGCGGGAGTAGCTCTCTCGCGCTAGACGCTGCAAAGTCGACACAAGCTTCCGCCATGACTGGATGAACAACTTTGGAAGCTCCGTCAAACGTTGCGCCACCAGGCGCGTCTTTGCCAAGTCCTGTCCTTCGTAGTCCTTCTTCATATTGTTTGTCCCTTTCTTTTCTAGCCTCTCGGTCAACGTCGATGTACTCCAGGTACTCGGTTGCAAGAGAGTCAAGCAGGCCCTCTTCCATAGTCTCCGCAAGGTTTGCGTAAAACTCGGGGTTTTGTGCGGGGCCTTCTTTTGGTTTGTAGTTAATAACTACCGACCCGTCATCAAGCTCAATGACCTCCTCGTCGGACTCGCCCGGCTCCAAGCCAAGGGCGTCCTCAATAAGCTCGATTTCATTTTCCTGCATGACAGACTGCTCAAAGTCCTCGTTCCTTTCCAGGTCGAGGCTTCCAAGGTTTGCACCCTGCTGCATTGGCATCATCGGTAGTTGTGGCATTATTTGTAATCTTCCATCACGGATCTATAGCCGCCCGGTGCGTTACCCGCGGCTGCCGGAGCTGCGGCCATGCCCGCGCCTACGGCTAGCGGCCTGCTTCTTGCCGCCTGTAGCGCGCTTTTAGTTGCACGGCCATAAGGCAACGCAAAAAGATAATTCATCGGGTCGCCGATTAAATTTGCTAACGTGGCGCCTGTTTGGTACGCGCCACTTTGTGTTTCTGACGCTGGCACAAAACGACCCTGCGGCGCGCTCATGTACGTCTCATCTGCGCGCGTGGGTTGGTACATGCCAAGTTTTTCGCCCATTTCCATGTATCCGCGGGCTGTATCGATGGGCGCGTTACGCATGCCCATCATAAAATCTTTAACGTTCTTTGCGGTCTGCTCGTACCCACGCAGCCTTTTTGGTGCGCGGTCGGACACGGCAAGCTCTGCCTCCATATCTCGCGTAGACTTAGGCATGTGGCCACCGTCTTTCTTAGCCGGCGTGATGCCCTTAGAAATGTCTAGCTCGTGCTGGAGGTATTGTGGGTACTCTGACGGCGGGCGCTCGAGGTATCTTTCCTCGATGCCTTCCGTGCGCGCCCGGTCTTT